CTGCACCTTCAGTATAACTACTTGTATTGAGTCCACGCACCAAACCTTCAGTTGTTGCATAACCAACAGCATTGTTGTTCAATGATTGTGTCATGACTGCAATTGTATCTGCACTGACAGCATCACTGGTATTGTTTGCCAAGTCAACTGTTAGTTTGCTTCCACTTGCACCGGTTACACGAACAACAGCACCATTGTTTAATGTACTTCCACTCAGATTCTTAACATGGATAAGATTCTCTTGTCCAACTTGCAGTGTTACATCAGCGTTGACTGGAAACTCCAGTGTGCCTTCATCACTATTCCATGATAGACTTGTCGCACCACCAAAGTTAATGCTGGTTACTTCACCACCTGTTAAGTATGTGTCCACTCGTTCATCAGTATAATACTGGTTTACTCCTTCGGCTACTTCAGTTGTGGTTAGTACTACATCACCAGTTTGCCCATTAACCGTATCAACTGGATAGTCAATACTGGCAATACTGTCGTCAATAAGTGTTTGAACTGCGGCTTCAGGTAAGCCCAGTTCCAGTGTAACATCGCCCTGTAGTCCATTAACACTGTTAACGGCACCAATAAGGTTGAAACTGGCACTGTTTAGATCCAGTGTTACTAGATCATCACTTTCAATTACAGTGATTTCTAGATTGCTGTCATCCTGTGGGACTGTAGTATAAACTGTCATAGTGTTACCCCACCCTTAACAAATGCCTGACCCTCTAGTAGGCGTGTTTTAAATCCAGCAGTGTCAGTCATTAGGATATCGTATACCCATGTTCCGCTCTTCATGCTGGCTGTTGTAGTGTCACTCAAACTGATGTTAAACAATCCATCCACTGCACTTGCAATTACAGTGGTGAATGCTACGCCAGCAGGTTCGTGAATATTCTCTTTAAGGCTGGCATCAAACTGATACCCGCCGATGTCAACAGGAACACCGTCAATTTTAACCTGGAAACTTCTGGTAAAATCCGCATTCCTGTTAACTGTTATATTGTATATGGCCATATACTATACTCCAAATAAACTTTGCATTATAAAGTCCAATCCAGCGTAAACTTGTGTAATGATAAACCAGAGTGTTAATACTGTTACCAAGTTGCCAGTTGCTTTTACGAGATATGCGATCTCTTTTTCTAATGGGGTATTTTCGTTTGTCATGATCATGATCTCCTTGTGTTTATATTTAGCAAAAGGAGGGCCAGCCCAAGGAGGTGCTGGCCCAGTATGCTCAGCACAGGAACCCCCACCTGAGCGATCATACAGTGTATTTAAGCAAGAAAAATGGACGGAGTGGTTGGCTCCGTCCATTACATAATATGCTAATATTTTGTTTAATGTTTTAAAACAACACTCTGTGTCATTTCTGGGGTACGGCACTCTGTGCCATACTTCCATAATAATATATAGTTCAGAGATGTCAAGAAAAAAGGGACTGGATTTTTAGGCCCAGTCCCAAGTTATTATGGAGATGAATAAAGTATTAGAAACTCTATTATATTTTTATTTATATTACAACAAAATCATCTTGTCAAGAGTTATTTTGAAGTTTTAACGCATTTTAACGCCAGTTTCTGCTTCCATCCATGAGTAGTAGACACTCATGTAAAGTTCATGAATGCTAGTAAACTCGTTGTATAGCGCAATGTTGCCTTCACGCTTGAGTTTGTTAGCCATGTTATAGAAACCGTAGTCATTAAGCGTGGTGCGGGTATGAATGTCAGTGTTGGCAGCAACAATGCTATCTAATGTTTCATTCCAAGCATCCATTGCTTTTTTCATACGCACAGTGTCGTTGCTGTTAACTAGTTCTTTGATTGCGTTGCGTTTGGTCATCTGTGTCTCCGTTTCTGTGTTGCTGTAAGCACCGCGCTTACCTTTATAATATAGTGTGTGTTACTAAGAAAATCAAGACATATTACTACTTTTTTTCACTTTTCTTAGTAACAAAATGTTACAGTTTGTTACAAAAAAAGCCCAGCAATGCTGGGCCAGTATTGTAAATGTTAGGACAGTGTGTATTACGCTGCTAGACTCTTGTGAAAGTCCAGTGTGTATACAGTTTCAATTGCTTTGCTAAGTTCTTTAGCATTCATACACTGTGTAACAGCATAATTGTTGAGGTCAATTACAACCCAGTCAGTGTGTTTAATAATACGCATTTTAGTGCCAGCGGGCAATTCAATGTCAAACGCTTCAGCAGGCTTCAGTGTCATTGCGTAGTCAGTTGCAGTTTCAATAGTAAGTCTCATTTTCATCTCTTTCTGTGTTAATGTAAGCCTCTCTGCTTACTCTTATAATATAGTGTGTGTTGAACCAAAGAGCAAGAGTTATTTTGAAGTTTCTTAGTAACAAAAGATTACAGAATGTTACAGTCTGATACAAAAAAAGCCCAGCAATCGCTGGGCCAGTACTGTAAATGTTAGGGTAGTATGTGTTAAGCAGCGTCTACTGCGTCATCTTTGCAGCAGTGAGAATGAATAATGTAGTCTAGTTTGTGCTGCGGAATTCTGCGCCCGTGAGTCATATATGCTTCATAGAGGACTTTCAAAATCGGAGTGCGTTCATTGCCGTCTTTATCAACCACTTTATTAAACCCTGCGTATCCAAGTTCTTCCATACGCGGGAGAACAGTGTTCTCAAGGTATTTGATGTGTGCGTTTACAACGGATTTTATAAGCATGTTTTGCGCTACAGTTTTAAACATTTCTATTTCTCTCTTTCTGTGTTGTTAAGTAAGCCTCTCTGCTTACTCTTATAATATAGTGTGTGTTGACCCAAAGAGCAAGAGTTTTTTGAAGTTTTTTTCACTTTTCTTAGTAACAAAAGATTACAGAATGTTACAGTTATGTGTATTTTTGAGCCCACACATACAGATCGTTAAATTGCACTATAGTGAGTATATGATTGGGATCGTTAAGTTCTACACGAATACTCCGTCTGCGTGGGTCTAATCCATAACGATATGTTAAGGGATCATAGCCACCATTGTTAAGTATATCCAGCAATTCATTTGCTGCTTTTATGAAGTTATGTTGAGGTTGGACGGTTAAGAACACGCTTTACTTTCCTTTCTACGATTACAGTCTTTTTGACTGGTTCTGCTGGTTTATCAGTTTTCTCTGGCTGGCTGTCTTTTAGTTCTTTGAGTTTTTGACGCTTTTCCTCGTAACGATCTGCCGCTGCTTCAATTGCTTTTACACGGCGATTGTGTAGTGGATGCACGAACTTCCAAAGCATCCAAGCATTAATATGACTTAGCCGCTTGTATTCACTGTTATAATAACGCTTTGTAATGTATTGAATATCATCAAACAGTTCTGGTGGGAAGAAGTATGCATAAGCGATACGCCGTGCATGTGCGCAAAGCCAGTCATGTCCCTTGCGCCTGTGGTGATTTTTATTCCACCAATTTTGGAAGGAACGCCAGCGGTGGTCACTGCTCATTTGTGGGTCAATCATCAGAATACCTCGTGACTTACACTGTCCTGATAATCATTTACGCCATAATAGTTGCGTGTAACAGTTTCCACATGGAAGTTACCGCCTTCTTCATAGTAAGTGATTAACACTTGTTTCTTTAGGCCTTCTGTGGGCTGACTAAAGATGCGGTCATAAAACCATTCTGCTGCTTCTTTAATGTTGTGATATTTCATTTTGGGGGGTTTCCTTTTCGTTGTATAGTTATTTATTAGAAGTATTTGATGTAGATTAGATATGGGATGAACACTAGTGCAGCCGCTAATACTGCTGCCACTAACTGTCTACCTATAGTGTATCCTATTCGGTATGCACGGCTGTCTTTATCCATTTTGCTACCTTTCATGTAGTGTGGTATACCTTAACGGATTTCATATGTCTAGAATTGCAAAAGAATGCCCTTAAACGCTGTTTTTGCAGTTTTTCTATACTATATATAGTCATGTTTTTGGGTATCCGCGGAACACTATCCAATCCCAATGATATGGCTGATATAGTCTATGCTTGTGCTTTATCCTTTTAAAAGCATCACTTTCCATTCTTCCAAATGTAACATTGCAACTAGCACAAACAACACCTCTAACAAGTCCTGTTTTGTGGTTATGATCAATATGCATTTTGTTTGCAGGTATGTCTTTTTTACCACAACATTCACATTTCCCTAGCATTTTTTGGTCAAATATTTTTGCTGCACAATCTGCATCTACTTTATAGGTTCGCATAATGTCTTCACATGTTTGCTGCATTACTAGTGGTAGATCTTTCATTTCATTCGCTCCTTTTTCAGTGTATATTTTAAGTATAGTGCATTGCATTCAGTTGTCAAGTGCATATCGCGCCCCCTTGGTGTTTCTTTTGGAAAGAGTAACTATTTTCTATAGAGTCTTATTAGGTCTTAGTTACTCTTGTATTTCTAAAATATGACATGAACAAATGCTTGCATTTGTGAAATGTCATGACTTGCGTAGCAGGTCATCTAAGATATCCCTGTATTTCATCCCTTTATACTTCTCTGGGTTCTTTTTAAGTGCTCTGTTTGCCCTTGATTTTTCTGCTCCTGTTAGTGGGGCAGGTCCTCTATCTGACTTGTAGTGGATATCTGCCATTTTAACATTATCAAAGTAATAAGTTAGGGCAATAACTGCTCTATTATCAATTACATAGAAGTGGGCTGGCCGCTCATCACGCAGGCTGCAACGCATACCTACTTGATAAAAGATATAACCAGTGCGGGCTTCAAATAGTGCAACATCTGCTCGAGTTGTGCTTGGCAAGTAATTGCTGGCTTGCATTTTAAGCCATTCACCCATAAGTGGTGTTGGATTAAGTGTGCTTTCCATAACAACATGCTCATAATGGCTTTTGCCATTGATACCTGCTGCATTATGACCGATAACTTCGCTGTTATTCATTACAGTAAAATCATTGTTATTTTTTAGACGCAGTAGTGGAGCACCAACAGCATTTACATAATCACGAAATGTTTGTTTGATCTCTGGTTGATTCAGTGTCTTGTATTTGCTCCAAGTAGTGCCGCCATGTCCATCTTCTGGATAATGAATAGTGATCTGTGTGGTGTGAGGTTCAAATGGCTTAGTGACTTTGATATGAATGCCATGCTTCAGCACCCACCAATACATGAATGTCTTTTCAAATGCTGCGGCTGCAACATGCACACTGCACCAGCCACTCAGTATACCTGGATCTAGTTCCTGCACAAACTCAACACGACGAGTGCCATCCATAGTCCAACTTTCGTATTGCTCAGTCTTAATATACATACGCCAGTTAGTGTTGTAGATATCACGAACAAAGTTGCTGCTATTGCTAATAGTATTAGTGCGGATATTGTGTTTCAAATGCAGCGTGTTCCAGCCCTCAATATCATTTACTGGAGTTGCCGCAAGCAAGACATTCCAGTCAAAGTTAATGTCAAGTGCTGATTGCTCATATGTTTGGCTACGCCAGGGGTCAAAAGCCTCGTCAATAATCAAGTTATACAAGCCGCGTGTTCCACTTAGGATCTGGCTTTCAAGGAATGCTTTATGTGTAATAATGATTAGTTCAGCACCATTGTTAAATGCGTTATGCAGGTGTGCTTGAACATTGTCCACTGTCTCACTTGTAATAACAGTGGCATCAGGGAATTGTTTATAATACTGTTCAATTAGTTTAATGCTGGGAACAGTTACCAACACGCTCTCATTTCGTTGTGTGTGTAATTGGATACGGTCAAAAATACCACCAATGCCAGCAGTCTTGCCAGCACCACATCTACGACTATCAACACTTATCTTCATTTTGGAACCTCTAGTTTTGTTTAGACACTGGATTTCAGTTCAGTGTGTGATCCGCTTGTGCAGCCTAGTGCGGATCATACTAGGTGAAATCTAGGTTAAAGGTCAACCTTCCTGCTCACTATTTACTTATAACATATGTGTATACTTTGTCAAGATTTTATTCACTGTATAGATCAAAGATATCACTCTTTTTAAGAGCGCGGCTGATTTCTTCATGCTTTGGTAGGCGTAGTTTAATGCGGTAGTCACGCTCAACATTCATAATCTCGTCTTCCAATCCAGCAGCATACAAGCCCTCAATCAGTCGATCCAAGCACCAGTTGTGGCGTTCAACAAAACTGCGGTAAATGTGGGCACCACTCATTGCACTGCTCCAGCGTGGCATACGGGTTTTGCAGTCAGCCATCATATCAGCAACAGTATAACTTGTGGGATCATTGCCAATGTGATGCTTACCTGTGGGGAATAGTTCTGGGCATTCATCATAAATGCGTGGCATGTTGTTTAGGATTTTAGCCATCTCGCGGCGTTGTTCTGGACTTTGTAATAGTTGCACACTGCGTAGTGGTTCGCCATTGCTATCCGTTTTAATTTTACCACTGCGTGTGGTTTGCGGATCCATAGCATGTTCTTTAATCTTGAAGATATTCATTCTGTTGTCTCCTCTTTCAATAGTCTTGTGCAGTATTCTTCCGGAACAAGATCCAAAAGTAATCCCATACGAATTTTAGCATCATCATTGCTATGAAAACCAAGTTTACCAATACAGATATTATCTGAACCTGATTTAATCTCTATCATTATTTTTTTGAATTGTGTATATGTCATTGTCTTTTTCCTTTGTAGCGTAACCATCTGTTACATCTATATTTATAACATATGTGTATACTTTGTCAACCTAGAAAACCGGATTTCCGTTGCAGATCTGCAACACTCAGTGAAAAAAAAGCCCCGGCATTCGCCAGGGCTGTCACACTCGTGACTAAGTTGTGAGATACTGGGAATGAATAAGAAACCTGTATCTCATGGAGAATGCGCAGCCTAACTGTGCATATGATTGTTATACAATATTTAATCCGCTTTGTCAAGAGTAAAGGCTCCAGGTAATGAGAAAACCTGGAGCCCCGCTGTGTAAACAACTTCACAAAAGATGTAGATGACTCTAGGGCATAAGATGCGCGGTTTAAGTTACCTTAAAATAAGGAGAAAACTAGATAACGGCTTGTAATCATAGTTAATACTTCATCTACGGGTTAACAGAAAAACTAGCAATTCCGTTAACAATATTATTTATAGTATCAGTGAAGTTCCCTGTCAAGAAGTTTTTCTGGAAACAATTCATTATATTGCGTACACCAACTCTTAAATTTTGTTTCACTGACATTTAACATTTTTGCTCGTTTATTGTCACTGAGGTCAGGTAAACCTATAACTCTTTCAAAATCATCCAGCACATCAGTTAGTCGTGCTTTGTTGCTGGCCTTGCGTCCAACATTCAGTTTAACCCCATCTGTCTTAACTAGTAGTTCAGGGTTAATCCAGATAATAGTATAATCATTATAGAAATCTATATCGTCAGGATCCATACTAAACACTACAACATTACGCTTTAGTGAATGATCCATAATCATTCCAGTGTATTCACCATTGGGCAAAACTTTTGGTGTATATGAAAGTAGCCATATAACGGCTACATGATCAGTACGGTATCCAGTACTGTATGTTTTTAATTTCCAGTTAACTTTTGCTCTAATACTATCGGGGGTCTGGGTCATAGTTTCCTCATACTAATTGGATTGAACTGTTGTATTCAATACCAGTAATATTTATAGTATTTTCCTGGGTTAGTTCCATTTGGGCTACACGGAATAGTTTTGGTGTATCCCAGCCAAAATTAGTATCTTGCACACCAATAATATCGCCGCATTCTACTTTAAGTGCAGTGTGTGGTGCATCAAATTTAATAACCATCTGATAACGGCTTTCGTTCATCTGGAAGTCACTGATACTTTGCACTAAAACAGGATCATCAACCAAGTCAAGTCGTATCTGTCCTTCCAGTGTGACGCCGTTGTCTTCATTTCTATAAGTGCCATTATCACTAATAACAATATCATCATTATAGTTGTGATCACTGCCCTTATTGCGGAATACCGCGGTCATCTTGTTGTATTTGTTTTCTTTTGCTGGTAGATCTATGCTGATTGGACTCAGTATTTCATCGTATGTAAATGTTTTAACGCTGGTTTCATTTTGCTGTTTAATGCGTAGTCTATAGCGACCATTTTGGAATACTAGGATGCCATTCATACTCTCAAGTATCTCACCAACATTGTTGTATACGGCTGTACCAGTGCCTAATACACCATTGATCTTAAAATAACCGTTAACTTTAGTTCTTGCAGCTTTAAAACTATCTAAATCAATATGCAATCCAGCACTATAGTTTCCACTGCCGTCATGATCTAAACCTTTACCATAACGCTTACTCACCAATATGTCGTAAAGCACATCAACTGGATTTTGATCATTGCCTACAGTATTGAAACTCCGTGTAGTTTGTCCACTGCTGATAGTGCTGACATTCTGAATATTTTTACCATTGACAACCGCAGTAATCAGTGGCAAGCCACCTTTATATGAACCTGCACTTGCTTTTAATTTTAGTGTTATATATGCAACACCACGCAAGCGGTGGTTGCTGGTCCAATTGCTGGCACCAACACTGTCCCTTAATACAGTATCATAAGCCTGACTGTCGCTGCCACTATGGTATATGATGTAAGTGTCAGCATCATTCAATGCACCAGCAAAAGGTGTTTCTGTACCTTCAGCAGGTAATCCATCGCTACGGAATGTCTGTAGTCTAATGCCATTGCCAGCACTAGTAGTAGTGCCGCCGGCGGCAACATCCCATACAAGTTTGTCATCAAACCAAAGTTGTCTTATATCACCAAGTTCGCCTTCGCCCATTGACAGGACCATGTTTAGGTATTGTGTGCCTTTGATATCACCAGCACCATTGGTTGTTTCAGTATATGTTCTATTACCACCAACACGAGACCGGCCATAGATTAAATTAAGAGGTTCGCTGTTACTTGCAGTATTAACCATGACAGCGCCAGCACGCTTTTGCATGGCTTCCATCTTCTTTTCCATAGCATTCTGTTGGATGCGGCCAATTACATATGTAATAGCTAATCTTACTAAGAAACTACCTACTGCTGAACTTAAAATAGGTGCTAGAAATGGCATTTAGCGTCTCCAGATTGATTTAATATCGATAGCGCCAGAACTAAATCCACGCAAACCATCTTCACACATCATATACAGTACACCACCTAGTGCAACATATACTTGTGGCCATTGTGCGATACCACTAACAACATAATCGCCGTCTTGTAGATCTTGTACTTCATTATAACCATTGCCAGCAAGCCAACCAGTGACGCTGATAAAGTTTTTGTAGAATTTAATTGCTTGTATTCTATTGCTGTATTTGTGCTGAATACTGGCTGTTTTAGTTGTACCGTATCGTGCATCGTGCCAGTTAACAGGGAATAGCATACAATCATGGCGTCCCCATTCATAACTGTGGTGCGCATAACGGCTAATAAATTGCGCAAATTTTAATTTTTCATCATTTGTCATTATTCAGGTTCCTTCCATTCCACGGATTTTTGCACCTCTACTGCGTATTCAAAACCCAAATCACCTGGAAACAGATTTTGTTGACTGGTATCATTGGTATATCTAGCACTGATTTTGCTGAAGTCAGTCCAGTTATTACTTGTTTCAATTCTTACCGCTGCGCCAGATTCACCAAGTCCATTGGTTACACCTGCTTTATTAATATATCCATTGTATACTTCAACACTATTAACATATACATCGTGGTTATAATAGGCACGATGTATAATCACAGGTTTATCTACATAATCAATTCCTAATATAGTTTTAATAAAAGGATCACTGTCGCCTGGTAGCGGATCAATACCAGCAATTGTAATACTTAATTTTTCAATTTCAAATCCAATATTTTCCTGCACACTGTCAATACTCAATAATGCGCCAGCACTGATGTAGGTGTACCCGCCATAACTAATATCCCATGGTGCGTTGGTAATGTAGTAGCCAACACCTGCACGGATGGCTACTAGTTCATAATACTGGACAACAGCTTTTTCGGTCTCAGTAACAAGACTGGGGGTCATATATCTTGATGTCATTTCCAAAAGTCCAAATCAAAACTTACAGTTACATAGTAGTAACCATCTGCGCCAAGAGTATAGTTGAGTTCATCACTGCCTAAACTTACAGTAATTCTATCTGGTGTGCTCCAGATCTGATCACCTGGGTTACCTTTGTATCTAAAATCATTGTAAGCAACACGAACTGCTAATTCACCATAAACATTGGCATCATTGCTATTTACTGCTAGTGCAACCCCACCATTTCTGCTGATGCCTACACCAATTAATTGTCCTTCCGGAATTGGATTACTTTCATTACTGGTATAACCTTCAAGTAGAACTGTTCTTTCATCAACCCAGCGTTGAATTGTTGGGCTTACTGTGCTAACACCATCATAACCTGTTTTTGGTTGCCAGTGGCGCCATTCCCACCAATTTGATGGTTCATTATAAAAATCTTTAAAGAAGAACTCAAAAACGGCAGCCTGTCCTCTTGCCAAGTGACTTGCAGTTAATATTTCATTAAACTGTTCTTCAGTTAGTGGTGGATATTCAACCTCCATATTCCAGCGAGCATAACCGCCACTCCGTATATACTTGATTCCGCTTTGGCTCATAGTTTTAACACTTGGCTGGTTCATTTTAACCTTGATACTCTTATATGGAATTAGTGGCCATGTTTTACCTGCGCTATAATCACTGGTTGTATCCCATTGTGCATTTAGATCAAAGTCATCTTCCCAACCGGCAATATCTGCTGGTGTTGGTGCAGGTGGCACATATTCGCTTGGTAGTGGATCAATATTAATTTTAACACTGTTTGGATATACAAACAAACCGCCATCATTTATAGTAATACTAGCAATACCATTGTTTCCAGCATTTTTATTGAATGTTAGATCTGGACGGTTTAGTGGATCACTATCTTTTAACAATGTATTAAGAATAGTTAAACCTGTAGCACCTGGCAAATAACAATAGTCGCCCAGTCCCGCACCATATACATAACTGCCACCACTATTCTGATATGTAAATTGCTTATTGCTTGGAATTAGTAGGTCAATATTTGTCACAGTGCAGTAGGGTTGTTCTATACTACTGTTCCACTGACCTATTTTTACAACACTATAATCACCGCCAAGAATAAATGCACCCAATGCAGTGTATGCAAAGCCTGCAGGAGACATTCGTGCTGGGTTAATTGTGTTTATTGTAATATTTGCTTGTGAATATTGGTCAACAGTAATTTGAACTCTGTTTGTGCAAGCACGATCAACATACAACTGCGCTCTAGGCGTACTGCCAGGTGCACCTGCTGGTGTATCTGTTTCATACTTTGCCCAAAACAATGGTGATGTACTTAGACTTGTAGTTAATCCATCAGTGCTACTCCAGATACCACCGCCACCAACACTGCTTACCCATGCACGAACTGGTGTTGGTCCAATACCTGCTAAAAAGTCATTGACTACACGAGTTAAAATAGTTGAATTGGTTGACCAAACATCAAATGTTGTATTTGGTGCAATAATTGAAGGATATGGTGTTACAGCACTTGCATAATATGTTTCATCCAGTGTTGCTGGTGTACTATAACCAGGATCAGTGTAGATTTCAAATTCAGTACCTGTGCTACCATTTACATAGAAGTCAGTGTTGATGTCATTAAGTGTTCCAGTGTCACCTACTTCAGTAAAGTTGTGACTTAGTCTAAAACTGTCACCATCCTCAAAATCATTTGAAGTATATGTGTATGCTTTAACACCAGTGCCATTTTTAATAAAGAATATGTTGCTGCTATAAATTACAGTGCCTTCACCAGTTAGTAGTGGATCAGTTAATCCACTGTCATTGTATAGTCCAATCTGTGTGCCAGAAATAACATCAATATATACAGGTTTTGGCCAGGATAACCCACCTGTAGTATTAAACATTTTAACTTCTTCACTATCGCTAAAGCTACTGGTATCATCTATAGTAACAGTGTAAACACCGCCACTTTCAGTAATATCCATCAGATGACCTAGGTAATTAACTTCAGCAACAGTAAGCGGCCACTCGCAGAAATCGTACAAGCCAATACCTGGACGACCTGCTTCATCATAAAATTGGTTAAATTTACTGATGTTTTCCATAATTGTGTCAACATCATTAACTGGGGGTGTGAATCCGCTCCAGTTAACAATATTTCCATCAATTACATCTTGTATGCGTTTTTGAAATCCAACACTAGCGTCACCTACATAGTTTGGATTAATATAATGCGTACCCGCATTATTTGGATATGTGAATATTGATTTCATTAGTAAATTCCTGCCTTACCGCGTCTGTTATATGCGTTCTGGATAACGCCTTCGATGTCTTGTTTATGCTCTAGAATAAACTGTGTACCTGTGCTAGGGTCAATTGCATTTATGTTAAAGTTAACTACTAGTGCGCCGCCACCTTCACCCATTGGTGTAATATTTGCTGGACCAGTAATAAGTTCTGGACCTGCTTCACCAACAACACCTAGTTTGTTTGACGGCAAATAACCACCGCTAGCAAAGAAGCCGCCAAACAATCCACCAAAGAAGTTGCTGATACCGCCCCATAGTCCACTGAAGAAGTTGCCAATGCCGCCAAACAATCCACCGCCGCCGCCAGCGCCACCGCCAAACAATCCACCAAGTAGGCCGCCGCCGCCACCCATTTGTTGACCTAGTGTTGGAACCTGAATGTTTGTTCCCATAAACATGTTGCTCATCTGGTCAATCATTGGTTGGATAAGCATTTTTTCAAGTATCTGTGTTAGCACACGGTTAGCAAAGTCTTTTAGGAAGTCTGCAAAACTATTAAATGCACCTTTGCCTGCCATAATACCCTGTGCGATACCACTTGCCATACTCTTGCTCATTTCTTCCCATGTAGACTTAATAATACCACTTGCAGTAATAGTTGAAGTCTGGAAAGTATCAATTGAATCTCTTGCTTTGGTTAGTTGACGACTAATAATATCAGCACTTACGCCATATTTCTTAGCAAGTGCTTCAATTGCACTGGTATCGCTTAGTGTAGCATTTAGGTTTTCCCAGCGAAGGCGTTCTTCACCAAGTTGTTTTGCAAGTTGTTCACTTGCACTTAATTCTTCACGCTTTGCCGCTGTGCTAGCCCGTCTTGCAGGTTCCATTAAACCAAGTGCAATTAACTCCTTATTGCTAACTTCGCCCAATTCTTTTAATTGACCGATGAGTATTGGATTCATTGCCGCTTCTTCACGCATCGCAGCCAAACGACCCTGCAATGCTTCCAGTCTGGTTGGGGTGCTTACTGCGTTTAGACTTGCCATAGCCGCAGCATATTGATCTAGGTTAATAATGCCAGCAGCCAAATCTGCACTTAGACGGTTAACAGCCAAGCTCATGTTAGTTTGTGAAGTAACTGCTTGACCTGCTGTTTCAAGCAATTGTCTATAATATTGTTCGAATTGACTTAAATTGCCACCTGTATCTTGAATTGTACCAGTTAACTGACTATATTCATTACGGTTATCAGCGATTGCAGCTGATACTGCTGCCATCTCTGCACGAAGAATTTCATTATCAAATACATTGCTTTGTATTTGTGTTCTAAGTTGTGCTTGAACAGCCGTTAATGCTTCAAATTCACTTCTATTTCTATTAATAGCATCGCTTATACCAGTTGTTACACTTGATAATAGTGTATAATGCTCGCCAAATTTCATCAACTGCTCACCGGTATCATACAGTGACAGTTTAAGATCTTCTAATGCTAATACTTGCTGTTCGGTTAGATTTCCTCTATCTGCTAATGATGCTTTAACTGCTTCATATGCTGCTGCATTCGCCAATATTGCTTGTGTATTTGCGTTTTCACTATTCAATAATCCAGAATTTGCTTCTATAACTTTTTGTGCTGCTGTCTGTGCTGCTGTACGAGCCTCGGTTAATTGACGCTCTGCTGCGGTTGCTGCATTTGCTGCTTCTTGAGTCGCTCTTACGAATTCATCATTCTGTGATGCACGGCGTGCTGCGGCTTCAAGCATAAAATATGCTTCGCGATAACCATCAATCTTAGACTGTGTTGCTGCTATAACAGATTCTGTTGTTTGCCCGTTGGATTTAATAGTAGAATTAAGATCATTAAGATTACCTTGTAATATCATAATCTGTTGATTATAGTATTCTACACCCTCAGCATTACCTTCTGCTTGATATCTTGCTCGCATTTCTTCCAAAAACACAAGGTTATCCATTAAACGCTGTTGATTTTGCAGGAATCCTACTTGACGGAGGTGACCATTTTCTACTGTGGTTTGTCCTGCTGCTTGTTGTTCTGTTAAACGAGTTAATTCGGCTTGAAGTTTTGTAATTTCAGCCAATGCTTGTTCTTGTGGTGTAAGTGAAACAGCTACCTTATCAAACAGTTCTGGTAAACTTCTTAGAACAAATCTATATGTTTCTGTAACACCAGATAACTCACCAATGCGAACCATCATACGACCAAACGCATCACTTGATGCTTGTTCTAAGTCGCTAATTGTTGGTTGCATTTTCTGGAAAGATTCTCCCAATGCAGTTGAATTCAATAGCATTTCAGCGAATGCTTGTGAACTTAATTTGCCATCAGCGGCCAAGGCGCGTAATTCACCTACAGTTCGGCCACTCTCACGAGCCATAATAACAAGTGCTTGTCCCAAGCCTTCAACAATACTGTTAAATTCATCACCACGAACAACACCACTATTCATAGCTTGTCCAAATTGACGGATAACGCCACTAGCTGTTCCAGCATCTGCACCAGCAACTGCTAATGCCTGTGACATTTTAGTTGTTAATTCTTCAACTTGTGCAGTGCTATAACCTAGATTTTCAGTCGCTGAACTTAATTTACTATATAGATCAACGGTATCTGCAAAACTTGTACGGTTTTGCACTGCCAATCCTTGCAGTCTAGTCATTGTTGATGCTAATTCAGTGCTTGAGTTAGTAACAAGACTTAATCTATTGCGATAATTTTCAAATTGTTTAGTAGCATCTATAGCAGATTTAGATACTGCTGTCATAGCAGTTGCAACGGCAGTAACAGCTAACGCGGCCGGACCTGCAATTCTTGTTATAGAAGTAAGCCCGGTGGCAGCGTTAGTTGCTCCTGGGGAACTTCCGATTTTATTGAGATTTTGTTCTACTCTGCTAAGGACACGACTTGCGTTGTCCTTAGCAATAATATTAATATCATAATTGATTGCCATCAGCGTTGTTTCCTTTTGGCTAATTCAGCCTTGCGTTCGTAATATTTAGCCCAAGCACGAATTTCGACGGAACTCAGTTTTTCCATCAGCTCGCTGACTGGCATATGAAGTTGTTCTGCTAATTGGAACAAGAAGAATATCTCCTTGTCCTTGATTAGTTTCCCAGGTCAGCCTCTTCAATATCCAGGCTATTCATACTATTAACAACACGAAGAATTACACTGGGATCAACTTCGTTCATTAATATTACTTTGTCTGCGCTCTTGAATAGACGGTTGCCATCTGCATCAACTGCACGAGTGATTAGGCTTTCAACAAGTGCTTCCACTTGCTTGCCTTCAGCGTGTAGTTTAATAACATTCTGCTCCTGTGCAAAACTTACTACGGGCTTGAAATAGATTTTTGTATCCCACTCAGGCACTTCTACACTTTTCATATTTTGTGCAAGTGCTGCTTTGAAGTGTGATTTTGCGTTGTCGATTACGCTCATTTTAGATTCCTTGTTTTGTTTACTGCCGGCATTACTATGCCTCTGGGTGCTTGGCTACTAGTACCAGTATCCAATACACCAATATATGGAACATTGTTTCGTTCAATTTGGAAAGTTGGAGATTTAAACAATTGCTCTCTGTATGTATGCTGCCAACCTGCTCTGGCTCTGCCTGTATTACCAGGGGTAGCAGATATTAGGTTAGCATGAAATTCTCTACTAGTAGCAGAGAAGTCACGGCCAATAGCCCTAGTAAGTTCATTCATAACTCCTTTTGGCGTACTGGCCATGACTCTTTACTCCTGATTAAGCAGTTTGGCTGCGTGTTAGAGCGCCAGTGCCTTGGAAAGTTACTGATGCGCTAACATTTTCTTCTGTAGCACCAGTGATTTCTAGAGCAGTAACGATGATATCGCCACTGATCTTCCATACGCCTGAGCCTTCACCTTCTGGATATAGGTCCATTGTGTAGGTGTTGCCTACAACAACATCGCCATCCTGACGGTCCCAAACAACATCAAAACTACCATCGAAGGCTTTGAAAGTTGTTGAGTATTCGCGATATGCTGGTGAATCGAAGTTTGTGCATTCGATTGTGTCTACTGACTCGTTTAGTGTATATGATGTTAGTTGCGCGATTGCTGTGTCATCCGCCTTTAGAACACCATTTCTACCTTGTGTACATGCCATGATTATTACTCCTATGGTTACATGGTATAGCAATAACGCACAGTGTAAACCAATCTCATACTACCGTATGGTGCTGCTTCACCTGTTTGTATTGCTTCTATTCTGGTTAATAATAAGTCTTTTGCATTTTTATTTAAAGTGCGATCTTCAGCCAATTTATTATCGATACCCTCAATAACTGTATTGAGCTGTTGATCACGATTTTTACCTGCAACATAAAGAACTAGTTCTACTTCCATTATGCTTTCGCCCATGGTGTTAGCAATACGAACTCGTTCTTCACGCATTGATTCAACGCTCACTGCGGGGAAGCCTGTTTTAGGCAACTCCTCAGGGATAATTGGATCACGACTTACAACGCCAAGTTTTACAGTGCGGATACTCTTGAGTGCCGCATATATCTCTTGGGCTATATTTTCTCTACTGCTCATCTGTATAGTCTATCCTGGCTATATTCTGTAATCTCGCCACTGGTTGTTGAACCATCGCCATTGGTATCATATTCAATACCAAGTGCAAATTGTAGGTCCATTTCTTCAGCAAAGCGTTCTTTGTAGAATTTTAGTTGTTCCAGGAACACATCATCAACACGGAATGTTGACAACTTGGGCATGATATATGTGCATAATGCACGGTATACAGTTGCCTTAGTCCACTGACCAGCAGTTAAGCGACTACGCTGAAAGTTTCTGCCATCGTGATGTTTGTTGTAATAACGAACCTGAACCTGATTAACTACATCAGTCTCAGCAAGTGCAAGTTCATCACTCCAATCATCAACACCTTGGTCGAAAATCTCTGGAGCATATTGTTGTAGGTCATTGTTTGTTGCAAAAGACATGCTATTTCTCCTGAATGTGGGAGGATATCTTTACCCTCCCACTAGTTGTTCTATTAGGCTGTTAGTAGGCGAACAGCGCGGCTGCCGTCTAGTAGACCAACGCCAGCGTGTAGTGATGCTACAACATCGGCGCCAACTGCTGCTGCACGGCGTTGTGCTTCAACATTAACATTAGCGAACATTGCGATACGAGCAGCGTCTGCACCGAATACGCAACCATCTTGTGCTGTCATGTATGCTGATTGGAATACGCGGATGCCACCAACTGAACCAACATAAGCGTTAGCCATTGCCATGTTCTGTAGGTCTGAACCTGCGTATGCTGCACTACCGATTGCCTTCATTAGGCCAGCGGCTGCTGCTGGTGATAGAACTGCTACTAGAGCGCCCATTTCGCCGTTGCCGCGGATAACTGCTGCTGCGTCGAATAGTGCGTCTGTGTCAACTGAACCACCAGTTGTGATTGTGTCAGTGATGCCAGCGGCTGCTAGAACTGCTGAAACATTGGCGTCAAATTTTGCAGCAACAGCGTTACCTAGAACGCGGCCTAGATCTGCTGGGTTTACACCACCTAGATCACGGATAACATCGCGAGCAGCGATGATATTTGCTTCGATTGTTACTTTGTTTGCACTAACACCTAGTGCTGTGAAGTCTTCAGCGTCATGTGCGCCTGAAGTTAGTTCTTCAGCAGTTACACCGTTGAATACTGGGATCTGTGCTGAGAATGAACCACTTGCAATCATTGTCATTGGGACAAGACCACCAGTGATGTATAGACTGTTTTCTTGCGCTGTGTAAACGGCAGCGGCTTTAGTTGGGACCATAAGTGCGTCTAGGTCGTATGCTGTGTTAAATGCCATAATATTAAATCCTTTTGGCTATGTTTTAAACTTTCCCTTCCATCCGCCACTTTTTATAGATAGCACGATGTTCAGGATTGGTCATATCTAATGACCGTAGATCCATCTTCTGATGGTCTACTATGTTACGATTGCCTTGTGAATCAGTGCCGGCTGGGCCAGCATTACGGAAGTAAGTGTTTGAACTTAGGAATTCATCAACGAGTTGTTCCACTGTCATTGGTTCTGCGTTGTCATTATAGCGGATTTGTCCGTTCGCATCTTTAACAATTGCATTTCCATTACCATCAAGAGCCAATTGTTCACGCAATAGTTTAGCAGTTTGTTCTGGTGCAACACTTTTCAACTTGCTAGCGGCGTTGATTAGTGCACCATCAATTTTAATACTTTCCAGTTGACTTCTAAGAGTGTTAACTTCAGTATCTGCTTTTTCTTTGGTCTTCTTGAGCAATGTCTCGAAGTCCTTGCGTTCCATTAGTTCTTGTTCTTCCACTCGTTCACGAAGTTGCTTTAGTTGGCGATATTCATCAACATCAACTTCTGCATACTTTTTGTTCACTTGTGACAATCGCTTGGTGACAATTTCATTTACTTCATCTTGAGTAAATGTCTTTGTCGTAGCCTGGGATTCAGTATTTTGACCCTCTGCAACTTCCCCAGTAGATGTCGCTTCAGTATTAACCATGTTTTCTGTCATGTCAGATTCCTTTGGGAGTTATATGCTTTATTTATGCTTCGCCGCTTTCTAGCGGGACCTCAACATTGGCAGCGCCAATGTCTGCTAAAACTTCGCTGAGCATTTCTTCATCAACTGTCATTTTAGCAATCTCAGTATACAAGGCACGCTTAAACGCTGACGATGGTACAGTTTCAATAGCCTTGCGATATAGTTCTAGTTCTGCGTGTTGGTCACGCAAATCAAAAGTTGTTTTATATTCAATTTCAAATTCTTCAGGCATGTTAAGTGCTTGCCAATCCAACCAGATACGCCACATAGCAATCTCTGTTTCTTGGACTGTATCTGCAATATCACTTAGTTTAGCATTAAGCAATTGACGCTCTGTTTGCAGTGCAACACCGCTCATTGGAGCACCTTTGGTTGCCTGCACAGCCGCAGTGTGAGTCATGCGCTGGATGCCTTCAACTACTTTATCAATAGTGTTTAGGATACTGTCAATACCAGCAGCGGTTGGCTGCAATAGGTATGGCTTTAAGCCTGGATCCATATCTTCCTGCATAGTAATAATACTGCCTGCACCTGCACTTGCAGTTGTGCTTGGTGTTTTAACTAGGCTTGGGTGACCACTAATACGGATACTTTGCTCTAGTTCACTTAGTAAGTTGTAGATGTATTTTTGCCCATCAGCAACATCAGCAACTAAACTCTGACCTAGGCCATTGACTGGTGCTTTAACTGGTGCATGGTTAATGAACGGAATATAACCTAGTGGATTATCATACTGTTCCATGCCTACAACTTCATCTGGCTTACCAGTTGAATCTTTACTAACCACATACTTGACAACCATGTCTGGATACCAGCATGTTAGTGTCATAGTCTCATCATTCTCATGCTCACGCACTTTGATGTATGTTAGTTGTAGTTTTCCCGCTATATTGCGCTTATATTCCCAGTCCAGTACATTTTGTGGAGTATACACACAGGCATACGCTCGTATTCCTAACGCTTCTGCTTCCGCTTGTGTTTGGACTTTATATGAAGGCTTATCCACAAGAATCCAGACATTGCCCAGTACCATAGCTAAGTCGTTACCTGACTTCAGGAAACTATCCATACTCTGACCACTCTGGTCAGTATCTGATAGCCAATCCTTTACTAGTGGGTTGTCTGCCAATTTACCGAGGTATCTTTCAGGATATTCACGGAATAGGAAACTACGGTAAATGTCTACAGTAGTTTGCACATGGTTATCAAGTGGCGTAGCGGCCAGTCTCTTGCGATATTGATCGCCTGGACCAGATTCCTCACCAATGTAGTGTGTTAAGTATTCACCAGCACGATATTTGTCACCCCCTAGGTATGAACGGTAAAGATAATCTGCTTGTACTGTGTTGCTATCATAAGACGGATGCGTCTTTAATAATTTTTCTAGATTCATTTGTTTGTTTCCTCGAGGATGCTTGACGGGGTATGCGGATGATCAGTCCTGTGACAAGCGTTCAATATATTTAGCATTTTAATAAACCCCCCATATCGTTGGTTGATTTTCCGTCTGATCATGAGGTCTACGGATTGGATACAAGTAATCTATTAGGTATCCAACTGCATCATTTTGGTGGTCATAGCCACTCTCTTTATCAGGAACACGGGTTCCTTCTTTATATTGATGTTTAGTGACACATTCAATAGTCTTACGGCAGCGTGGATCAATGAATAATCGTCGCTCGCCAGCAGCATCACAATACATCTTATTTACTGCGTTAATACGATCGTTCACCGCGGTGTGTCTGCGATGTGCTTTTATTTCAAATCCATATTGCTGCAATATGCTATGGTCTGTTCTACCAACTGCGCTGGTTTTACGCTGCGCACCTGCAGGATCTGGATATGCTACTATAGTATATCCAGGATAACGGCGGACAACCTCCTGCGCAAGTTCATCCGTATTACTGTCACTGATAACAATCTCATCAATAATGTGCATACCAGTTTTATTTTTAACTCCAATGACACCACTTACAGGGTTAATGTTGAAGTCGCAACCCAGATGCAATATTTTTGGTATGTCATCAGTATAGCTTTTAACATTGTGTTCAATATCAAATGAATGGTAAATTATATGCCCAGCATTTTCGAAACTTGCTTCATATTCTTGCTGGAATGTTTTGAGGTCTAAGTCATGCCGTGCTGATTCAACTTCTTCAGGTGTAACATTGCCACCTTGTATAGTTGTATACTGAAATGAACTCCAGTACTCAGCAGTTTTAGCATAAGTCCACATATCATATACCCAGTTAAAACCTTTGGGCGTAGTAATAAACAGGGCACCACCCTGTCTATCACTCAGTGTAGGTCTTAAAACTTCAGTCCAGACCTCACGATCCATAAAAGCGCATTCATCAAGCACAATGAAATCAAGACTAACGCCACGCATACTGTCAAAATTATCAGCACTGCGCACACTAATGCGGCTATTATTGACCAGAGTAATAGTAAGATCACTCTCGTTAATACGCTTAACCCATTTACGATCACTGAGTTGTTGTTTAAGGTCTTCCCATATAATTTGCTTGCCCATGCGATAAGTTGGCGCCACATAGAATATCCTTTTGTTTGGAAATCGTGCAATACGAGCAATCTCATACATACTCAGATAGGTTTTACCGAAACGGCGACCTGCCGCTACAACTCTAAATCGTGCAGGATCATCAAATATAGTCTGTTGGGGGGTTGTTAACGCCATATACTGATATATTCTCTATTCACCTGCCCCTGTCGGGCCATCGTTCTGATGTGGATCAGATTCCGCCTCACTACCATCACTGATTATTTCTTTGGCTTGCGCTTCTTCGTGTAGTTCATCTTCCAATTCCTCAGCTGGCCAGCCATATACTAATTTAATATAAGCATCAGCGGCACTTTGGCTTTCGCCTTTAACACGGATAATCTTACCCGCTATTTCATATCTATAAATCATAACTTGTTCCTTAAAGTTCACCTGCTTTGGTGCGTAGGCGTAGGTTTTCTTTTTCCAGGTATTCTAAACGAACAATGTATTCCATCATTTTGCTTTTTAATTCTGCAATTTGTAAATGAAGATCGTCGTTTTGACGGCGTTCATTTTCCAGTCTATCTTCTAGTATCGCAACTCGTTCACGCAAATCATCACGATATAGATTTTTATCATCTTTATCTTTTCTTTCATTTGCAATGCGGAATTCCAGCCTGCGCTGGTAATAATTCCAAGCGCCTTGGCCGCCCAGTAGTGTTAATCCCGTAACAATTATACTTGTTAAATCCAGTCCCGGCATATTTTATTTCCTCGTGTTCGTTTATTTACTTTCCCATGGCAACACTAGATTTTCGTCACCATCATTAGGATTATCAGATTGACCAAGCATCTGCTTCCCCAACCAAATAAGCATAGTAGGATTACCTTCCAGTGCTTTCTCGTATTGCGCACGGCGTAGTTTTACTCTACCCCGTGCTTTGCCTTCTTCCATAAGTTCTGGGTGTTTTTGAAGTGTGCTTCTATTAACGCCCATCACAAATGCAATATCCGCTTGGCTGGCAAATATTTCACTCAGTCGCCGGATCTGTTCTTTTTCTTCTTCAGTGAATACCCGTTCTGGTCTTCCTGATTTACCTTTTTCCTCTGGTATTGAGTTATCATCCTCATTATTGCTCATGAGTATAGCCTCCGTTTTTAATGTAGATCTACCCAGGTTCCGCCTGCATAGACTTGTAGTTTATCTGTAGTAGTATTGTATACAACCCAACCATTAGCTGGACTCATAGCATTAATATCAGTTTGGTTAAATTGTGGAAATGCAATGGGCTGCTGTGATTTAGTGTGTGTTTCACGGACTTCTACTGCGTTCGCTTGGTTGTTTAGTGTATCATTAACAGCAATATTGAATATGTTGCCGCCAGAGGGTGAATCATAGATAACTTGGAATTGTCCAACATAAGCTTCAGTGGTCTGATCTTCACTTAACATGTTAAAGTTAAGTGCAAGTTGACTACCTGATTCCAATGCACTACTGCCACTGTTGTTCCAGCGGTATAGTGATATTTCACTTCCACTGTTTAAGTGACCCGACCGTGTTAACATTTTAGGCTGGTTTGACAGTACTATGCTGTGTCCATTACTGTTGTTAATTTCAATATTGTCAGTTAATTGGATATAACTACCACTTGATTCATGGTTAAAGCGCAGTGAACCACCACTGAGTGTGCTAAAGCTAAGGTTTCCTTCACTTTGTATTTCACTAATACCGCCCCAACTCTTAATATGCAATTCACTGGCATCAATTCTTAGTGGTGCATAGTTATTGCCAATATCAGTAATTTTAATAGCACTTTCATCACCTTGCATGTTAAATTCTGTGAGGTGAGTACCATTATCGCCGCCACCAGTATCACCAACATTGACTGTTATGAAAGTATTAGATTGTGGTGTTTGCCATCTTTGCACTACAATATGGCTGTTGCCTGGGTCTGCATATTGCACAAAGCGTGTGGTCACATCATAATCAGTAGTGCCGTAGTTTTCCCACATGTGGCTGAACTTTAGGGCATTACCTGTGCTAGCATTTGCCAACAATACCGCAGGATTAACAGTTAACAAACCACTGCTTGAAGTTATCTCTGCACCACCATTGCCCTGAAGTGTTAGTTTACTAATATGACTTCCATCATCACCACCACCAGTGTCAATTGCTTCGTATAGATACCATTGTTTTTCATTTTCAGTGCGCCATTGGTTTACACCCAAACGATTTGAACTTAAATCTTTGAATGTTATTAGAGTTGTACTCAAATCATAATCAGTAACGCCATAATTTTCCCAAGTGGTACGGAATGTAAAAGCATTATTTGTATCTGCATTTGCTCTCAGGGTATATGGTATTAAGTTGCCAGTGACAGTGAAGTCAGCATTAACTGTATCACTGTTTTGCCAGTTAAAGACACTGCCATTCCAGATCAGCAGTTGTCCTTCACTAGGTGTAGTTGGGATACTGACATCACTCAGATCCTGTATGCGTGTTACAGTTTGCACATCTCTTGCACCTGTAGTTGTGTTTGTGGCTACGCCATTGATATTAATTAACATGGGGTTATTCTCCTTTTATTATAGAACAAGCCATTAGTATGGCTTGTTCTCGTTCATCCACTGAATCAGATCTGCTGGAAGTTCAGTCCATTCAGTACCACCAGCAGCCACTATAGATCTATAATGGCCACGGTGCAATTCAATCACTGCGGCAATATAATCGGTATATTCACCGAATAATGCAGCATTGTTTTGTCTATAGTATGGTGCGTATTCTAATATCGCATTTTCACAATGTTCTTGTAATGTCATGATCTTTATCCTACTGTATACTCATATATGCCTGGTATTCTGTCAATAGTGGCTCTTAATACTTCTTCGCCAGCAAATGCTCCTGTATTACTAGTGTATATTAACCATCCATCACAGTTAATATAACTTGGATTGGTTATTGGATTTAATATAAAACTTGCAATTTGTATGCTTGATCCTAGATCTATTTGAACCCAACTACCTGCATAATTAGATGAACCAAGATTCCACCAACTTCTACCGGTACCACCTACGATATTATCAAATGCTTCATATGCGTCATATGACACAGAAGCCACATATTCAGCACTTGCTACATATGGTGCTGGTGCAGTATTTGATGTCATCCCTGTGGTTGGATACAATGTTCCAGACTGCGCAGGTCCTGTAAATAATTGCACACGGTCGATCATGTTATAACTTGTGGCATTTATAAATTTAATGCGATAATATCTTGCTGCCGGAATCGCTAGAGAATCAAAAGTTGCGGTGGCAGTATCACTCGCTAAATCACCGAAATCCTGCACTTTAACTTCTAGAACATAACCAGTGTCTATAGATGGCGTAGTGAATGAAAATGTGCCATCATATTTGTCAGTGATCTGGCTGTTTGTTATTACTACTGTTCCACCGCTATCTTTAACCTGTGCCCAAATATTTGGATCTTCATAATCACCATAGTTAGTAATAGTGCAGATATTTGTGGCACCAACAAATGAACTTTCAATACTTATTAGTGGTGTTAAACTTAGGCCTAGGTTAGTATTCTGCCACTCCATTGCAATACCATTATAGCGTAGGATATCACCATCACTAACCGCAGAGATGGTTACATCAGTTAAATCATCTAGCGCACTGGCTCCGCCACCGCCGCCAACACTATTCCAAGTGCTGTCATGGTATACTTGCAGTTCATTACCTTCAGTGTTCCAGATAAGCATACCATCTTGCACCAATGCTAGACCATCACGGCCAGCGTTGTTATAGTATGTTTGACGGATTGGTTTACCACCATATAGGTAATGCTCATGAACAGTCCAGTTGTTTAACAAACTGTTGTCTGCTGGATTCATGGTTTGTAGTTTTGTTTCATGACCATCAATGCGGTCAAAACGCCCACCAAGTTGTCCCAATTGGTAGAAGTTACCACCTTCACCTGCACCAAACTGAATTAGGATCTGTGTATCATCAGCATAATCGATGGCATCAGTATGCTTGCGGATAATTCTGAATGGAATGTTTAGTTCTTCAGTGCTGTCTGTTATACTATTATAGACAGTTTGTGTGCTGTTGTATTGTATTCCAACATATGAACTGGTGCTGTCTAGAGCGTTAATATAAACAGTACCATCATTAACAAAATTATGCTCAGTAGCATTAAGATTTAATGCAGTATTACTGTTTAAGTGTAATGGGTTGACAGAATTTAATTCAATACTACCACCTGATATGTTTAGATTATTAGCACTGTTGAGTGTTAATTGATCTGAACCAATATTCAATGCATTATCAGTTAAAATAGCACTTTCATTGCCAGTTAGTCTTAATTCAACCCGGTGACTTCCATCATCACCACCACCAGTATCGACTACATCGTACTGTGCAAAACCATTGCCGTTGCTGGTTAGTAAACGAACGGTGTTTAAAAGATTGTTATCTGGATCAGTGTAGTTGGCAATTTTAAATTCACCATTATATGGTTCCCATGCTGGAATACCATAATCAGTTACAAATGTAAATTGTCCATCAGTAGTGAAAGTATTGCCTGGATCCGTAATATAACCCGCATCATTGTTAAATGCACTTACATCAGTTGGGATATCGTCAGTGGTTGCATAGTTGTTTGCAGTTAGGTAATTATTAACTAATGTATCACTATAGTAAAGGTTTAAACTACCCTCTAATAGATCATCTGTAGTGGCTGGAACACTAATTCCACTTAACTGACTGTTAACATATTCTTCAGTTGCATAACCAGCATCGTTAGTGAATGCACTTACATTTGTAGGAATTGCAGCATCCACATATGCTTCAGTTGCATACCCAGTTAGGTCAACACTGATAGTTTCATTTTTCCAATAACCATTACCGGCATCCCAAACTAGGCCTTGTCCATCAGTTATGCCAGTGATTAGCACATCATGAAGTTCATCTAGTTCCCAGCCATTTTTAATGCAAACAAAAATACTGCCTTGAGTAGGATGACTGCGGACAACATAACCAACTTGTACCAAGTGTAGTGGTGTTAGTGGTTTGGTTTGTGTAAACACACCTGCACCATCCAACCATAACACTGCACCTTCAGTATAACCACTTGTATTGAGTCCACGCACCAAACCTTCAGTTGTTGCATAACCAACAGCATTGTTGTT